GATGATAGTGATGAGAGAGGTATTTAAGAGGGACAAGCCCCTTGACAACGGCAGTGGAGCGGTAAGCCTTTGCGTGTTCCATTCAAATGTCAATCCTGGCGAGTGCGGTGCGCTGACAGTAACGCCAACAAAGGACTACTGCCGCAGATGTGCATTCTACAAGACCCGTGAGGATTTCGACAGAGGGCTTGGCGATGCCGCAAGGTCGCTCCGTGAGAAAGGGCTTGAGCCTGTGAAGAAGATGGACTATGACGGCAAGCAGTATATGAGCGTAAGACCCATTGAAAAGGAGAATAAGGATGATAACAAAAGAGAAATTTGAAAAGGCGGTGGAGGTTTGCACTGACGGAAATATGAACTGCACACAATGTCCGCTTGGCCAAAGATTTTATAAATGTGGCGTATATTTTACCCGCTACCTTAAAGAAAATGAGCCTGCACCTGCGGCAACAGGCACAAGCTCGGAGGTATCTGCAAAAGAAGATACCGATAACATACAATTTAATGGTAGCACAAAAGAACAGATTTGTCAAGCATATGATACCGTAGACGAAGCCTGTACAGATATAATCGATATCTACGAAGGAATGCCGGCATGTGAGCGTAGAGCTTTTGATATCGGAGAAGTGTACGGAAAAATATGCAGCACAAGGGATAAGCTTGAAAATATGAGAGGAGCGAACTAAAATGTCAGTAAAAATAAACTCACTTGAATTTGAGAACGTAAAAAAGATAAAAGCCGTGCAGCTTGAGCCCGCAAAGAACGGGCTTACTGTTATCGGCGGTAAGAACAGGCAGGGCAAGACCTCTGTCCTTGACGCTATCGCTTGGGCGCTTGGTGGTGACAAGTATAAGCCGTCCTCTCCTCAGCGTGAGGGGTCTGTTGTCGAACCGCACTTGAAGATCACCCTCGATAATGGTATCGTGGTGGAGCGTTCGGGCAAGAACAGCTCCCTCAAAGTCACCGACAGCACAGGCAAAAAAGGCGGTCAGCAGCTTTTGAACAGCTTCGTTGAGCAGTTTGCACTTGACCTGCCTAAGTTCATAAATCAGTCAAGCAAGGAAAAAGCTTCAACTCTGCTGAAAATAATCGGCGTGGGCGATACGCTCTATCAGTTGGAACATAAGGAACATTCCCTCTACGATCAGCGTACCGCTATCGGCAGGATAGCTGACCAGAAGTTTAAGTTCGCAAAGGAAATGCCTGTGTATGCAAACGTCCCTGCCGAGCCTGTTTCGGCTTCGGAGCTTATCAGACAGCAGCAGGATATACTTGCTCGCAACGGCGAAAATCAGCGTAAGCGTGATCAGAAAGAATACTACGAAAAGCAGTTGGAGATTGCTAAGTCTGCCTATGAACGTGCAAAAGCAAGCTATGAAGCGGCAGCGAACAACTTCAAGCTTGCAAGCCTTGACGCAGAAAACCTCTTGGACGAAAGCACAGCGGAGCTTGAAAAGAACATCTCAGATATTGAGGAGCTGAACAAGAAGATAAGAGCAAATCTCGACAGGGAGAAAGCTGAGATAGACGCTGAGGACTACCGCTCACAGTATACATATCTCACTGAGCAGATAGAGGACGTAAGGCAGGCTAAAACTGACCTGCTGGGCAGTGCCGACCTGCCCCTTGAAGGACTTTCCGTTGAGGACGGAGAGCTGCTGTATAACGGGCATAAATGGGACAGTATAAGCGGAGCTGAACAGCTTATCGTCGCTACCTCTATCGTGAGAAAGCTCAACCCTGACTGTGGCTTTGTCCTGCTGGACAAGCTTGAACAAATGGATACCGACACCCTTGAAGACTTCGGTAAGTGGCTCGAAGCACAGGGCTTGCAGGCGATAGCCACAAGAGTTTCTACAGGTGACGAGTGCAGTATCATAATCGAGGACGGCAGGTCAATGGACAATGATAAGGAAGAAAACACAGAAACGAAAACTTGGAAAGCAGGTGCATTTTAATGTATGAGATAACATCAGGAGTTGTAAGCTCCGCACAGAAAGTCGTGATATATGGTCCTGAGGGCATAGGCAAATCCACCTTTGCGGCTCAGTTCCCCGACCCTGTATTTATTGATACTGAGGGCAGTACAAAGAAGCTGAGCATAAGACGTTTCCCTAAGCCGTCAAGCTGGGAAATGCTCAAAAATGAGGTAAAGGAGGCTATGAACGGCAGGCTCTGTAAGACCCTTGTCATTGATACATTTGATTGGGCTGAACAGCTTTGCATTGAAACGATCTGCTCGGCACATCAGAAGAAAGGCATTGAAGATTTCGGCTACGGCAATGGCTATGTTTACGAAAAAGAGGAGATAGGCAAGTTTCTTAATCTCTTGCAGGAGGTAGTTGACAGCGGTATCAACGTTGTGCTTACGGCTCACGCTCAGATGAGAAAGTTTGAACAGCCTGACGAGCTGGGTGCTTATGACCGCTGGGAACTGAAACTCGGCAAGAAAACTTCTTCTCAGATATCGCCTCTTGTGAAAGAATGGGCAGATATGGTGCTGTTTGCAAACTACAAAACATATGCAGTAGCTGTGGATAAGGATGGCAAGAAGTTCAAGGCTCAGGGCGGTGACCGTGTTATGTACACCACACATCACCCTTGCTGGGACGCTAAAAATCGTGACGGACTTCCGTCTGAAATGCCTTTTGAGTATAGTGGCATAGCTCACCTGTTTGCGTATACACAGCCTGCTGAAATGCCTAAGCCTGTGCCGATGCCAAGACGTGTGCAGGAGCAGCTTGCACAGCCGAAAGCAGCACCGCAGCCACCTCATAAGACATCAAACGCAGTGACATTGCAGCAGGCTCAGCCGACAGCTGCACCAAAGGCAGAAGAACCCCTTACAGATCTCAGCGGCTTTGAGGACGTTGCACCACCACCTATCGTTATCCCTGAGGGCATACCGAAAGCACTTGCAGACCTTATGAGAGCCAACAACGTAAGCGAATCGGATATACGTCTTGTGGTATCTCAGAGAAACTATTTCCCTTATGATACCCCTATCACAAACTATCCTGACGACTTTGTGCAGGGCTGTTTGATAGGTGCTTGGGAGCAAATGCTGCCGCTTATTAGAGAAAATCAGAAAGTACCATTTTAAAAGGAGGACAACACTGTGGATAATTTTATGGAATACGGCTGGGAAGATGAGATAGTCAACGAGGGTGGGGACTTTGTCCTGCTCCCTGAGGGGGACTATGACTTCACCGTTGCAAAGTACGAACGTGCAAGACACGAGGGGTCGGCAAAAGTGCCGCCCTGCAATATGGCAAAGGTCACATTCACCATTTGGGGTGCAGAGGACAGCGTGGAGATAACAGAAAACTTCTTCCTCTGCAACAAGTTTGAGTGGAAACTCTCAGCACTTTTCCTGGCTCTCGGTCTGAAAAAACACGGCGAGCCGCTGAAAATGAACTGGAACGCTATCACAGGCAAAAAGGGCAAGTGTCACGTCTACGTTGACAACTACAAGAACAAGGACGGTGAGGACAGGCAGTCCAACAAGATAAAGAAGCTCTATGCCTATGATGAGAATGTGACTACCGTTCAGCCTGCTCAGACGCAGACACCGCAGTATAGTCAACCTGCTCAGACAGGCGGCTGGAAAGCCGGTGCGTTCTGATGATGAATTTAAGACCATATCAAAACGAGGCTAAGCTTGCTATACTCGAACAATGGTCTGAGGGAATAAACAAAGTCCTTGCAGTTCTGCCCACAGGAACGGGAAAGACAATACTTTTCTCGGCTGTTACGGAAGAATGTGTGCGGCAGGGTAAGCGTGTGCTTATCCTTGCCCACAGGGGCGAGCTGCTCGACCAGGCGGCGGACAAGCTTATGAAGTCAACAGGGCTTGGCTGTGCCACCGAAAAAGCAGAGCAAAGTTGTTTAGGCTCATGGTATCGTGTTGTGGTAGGATCAGTTCAGACCCTTATGCGTGAGAAAAGGCTCAAAGGCTTTTCGGAAAATTACTTCGATACCATTATCATTGACGAGGCTCATCACGCTATCTCAGACGGCTATCAGAGAGTGCTTGACCATTTTCCTGAAGCTCAGGTACTTGGTGTGACGGCTACACCTGACAGAGGCGATATGAAGAACTTAGGCTCGGTGTTCGACAGCCTTGCATATGAATACACCCTGCCGCAGGCTATCAAAGAGGGCTATCTTTCACCTATCAAGGCTATCACCATACCGCTGAAACTTGACCTTTCAGGAGTATCAACTCAGGCAGGAGATTTCAAGGCTAGTGATATCGACACGGCACTTGACCCATATCTTTATCAGATAGCTGATGAAATGCTCAAATACTGTAAGAAACGCAAGACAGTTGTGTTCCTGCCGCTTGTCAAGACCTCTCAGAAGTTCCGTGATATCCTTATCAGCAAAGGGTTCAACGCCGCTGAGGTCAACGGAGAAAGCACAGACAGAGCGGAGATATTAGAAGCTTTCGACAAGGGCGAATACAACGTGCTGTGCAACTCAATGCTCCTCACAGAGGGCTGGGACTGTCCGTCAGTTGACTGCGTTATCGTGCTAAGACCAACAAAAGTGCGTGGACTTTACTGTCAAATGGTAGGCAGAGGCACAAGACTTTGCGAGGGAAAGACAGAGCTTTTACTGCTCGACTTTCTGTGGCACACAGAACGCCACGAGCTTTGCAGACCTGCACACCTTATCTGTCAGAATGAAGAGGTCGCCGAGAAAATGACCGAAAACCTTGCCAATGAGGCAGGTTGTGCAGTGGATATCGAAGAGGCAGAAAAACAGGCAAGCGAGGACGTTGTGGCACAGCGTGAAGAGTCTTTGGCAAAGCAGCTCAAAGAAATGAAAACACGCAAGCGAAAGCTCGTTGACCCTTTGCAGTATGAAATGTCAATACAGGCTGAGGACTTGTCCTCTTACGTTCCTGCTTTTGGCTGGGAGTGTGCTCCTGCTACCGACAAGCAGAAAGCAAAGCTTGAAAAGCTGGGCATTTTCCCTGACGATATAGACAACGCAGGCAAGGCAAAGCTTATCCTTGACCGACTTGAAAAGCGCCGCAATGCAGGACTTACCACGCCTAAGCAGATAAGGCTGCTGGAAAGCAAGGGTTTTGAACACGTTGGCTCTTGGAGCTTTGACAGTGCAAGCAAGATGATAGCCCGTATCTCTGCTAACGGCTGGAGGCTGCCGAGAGATATCGACCCGAAAACATACACACCTGAGAACTAAGGAGGAGTGAATGGATAACACAAATTTGCTTAAAATGCTTGAATACATAGACCCTGCAAGCTGTGATTATCAAGAATGGGTCAATGTAGGAATGGCTCTCAAACACGAGGGCTATTCCGTGAACGATTGGGACAGTTGGTCGAGGTCAGACAGCCGTTATCACAGTGGTGAGTGCGAACACAAGTGGCAAGGCTTTAACGGCAATGCTCAGCCCGTGACCGCAGGAACTATCGTGCAAATGGCAAAGGAAAGAGGATACAGTCCCCATGAGTTTAAGGCATACGATTGGGACGGCGAGATAGTTGCAGAAGAAAGCAGTCCCCTTGTAAACGGCGGTGAGGGCATACCGATCACCGAGCCTGATCAATGGGATCCTGTCAAGGAGATAGTCACATATCTTGAAACACTCTTTGAGGCAGGAGAGAACGTGGGCTATGTTACGCAAACGTGGGAAACAGAAAAGGACGGCAAGACCAAGTATCTGCCCACAAAGGGCTGCTGTGACAGGACTGCAGGGGAGCTTATCAAGAGGCTTGGCGAATGTAACGGCGACATTGGTGCGGTGTTTGGCGACTACAAGGAAGAAGCCGGAGCGTGGATCCGCTTCAATCCTCTTGACGGCAAGGGCGTAAAGAACGAGAATGTAACAGACTACCGCTATGCTCTTGTTGAAAGCGACAGTATGCCTATAGAACAGCAGAACGCTGTGATGAGAGAGCTTGAACTTCCTATCGCTGTGCTTGTATACAGCGGTGGAAAGAGCGTTCACGCTATCGTCAAGATAGATGCTCCCAACTATGATGAATACCGCAGGCGTGTTGATTTTCTTTACAAGGTCTGCAAAGAGAGCGGTCTTGACATAGATAAACAAAACCGCAATCCCTCACGTCTTAGCCGTATGCCAGGCGTTATGAGGAACGGCAAGAAACAGTTCATCATTGACAAGAACATAGGCAAAGAAAGCTTTTCAGAATGGAAAGATTACATAGAAAGTATCAATGATGATCTCCCCGACCCTGAGAGCCTGAGTGCTGAGTGGGATAACCTGCCTGAACTTGCACCACCACTTATTGACGGCGTTCTCAGACAGGGCCACAAAATGCTCATTGCAGGTCCGTCAAAGGCAGGCAAGTCTTATGCACTTATCGAGATGTGCGTGGCGATAGCTGAGGGGGTCAAGTGGTTTGGCTGGCAATGCACCAAAGGAAAGATACTATACGTCAACCTAGAGCTTGACAGAGCATCTTGCCTGCACCGTTTCAAGGACGTGTACACCGCAATGCACCTAGAACCTGATAACCTCAGTAGCATAGACATATGGAACTTGCGAGGTCACAGCGTACCAATGGACAAGCTTGCACCAAAGCTTATACGCCGAGCAAGCAAGAAGAATTACATTGCCGTGATAATAGACCCTATCTACAAGGTCATAACAGGTGACGAGAACTCAGCAGACCAAATGGCGCACTTTTGCAACCAGTTTGACAAGGTATGCACAGAGCTTGGCTGTGCGGTCATATACTGCCACCACCACTCAAAGGGAGCGCAGGGTGGTAAGCGTTCAATGGACAGAGCCAGCGGTTCAGGAGTATTCGCCCGTGACCCTGACGCACTTCTTGACCTTTCAGAGCTTGACATTTCAGACAGCCTTTACAAGCAGCAGGAGGACGAAACTGTTTGCCGTATCTGTGAGAACTGGATGAGGAGATTTTACAGAAATACTGATGATCTTTGTTCACAGGATGATCTTGTTACGCCGTCAAAAATGCTTGAGATAACGCACCAGTACCTGCACCCGAACTCATACAAGCTTATGATGACCGACATAGACAAGGCTAAGCTTGCGGTAAGAAACCGTACTGCATGGCGTATAGAGGGTACTCTGAGAGAGTTCCCGAAGTTTGCTCCCCTCAATATGTGGTTTGATTATCCTGTTCACAGAGAGGATACTGTGGGCGTGCTTAAAGACTGCGAGGTAGAGGACAGTGCACCTATTTGGAAGAAGAATTTCAGCAAGAAGAAGACCAATGAAGACCGCAGCAAGGAGCGCAAGGAGAGCATTGAAACAGCTTTCAGCGGTGTGCAGGAGAACGGCAAGTGCCGCATTTCTGAGCTGGCGGAGTACATAGGAAAGAGCGAAAAGACCGTTGGAAGATACCTCAAAGAGCATGGTGGCTTTTGGATAGAAGAGGGAGAATGTGGCTTAAAAGCTTAGTAGACAGACAAGACAAAATCGAATTTTTGAACTTTAGACAGACAGGAAAAAATCGAAAAAGTATCAGGACAAAATCGAACTTTTTTTCTTGTCGGACAATATCGAAAATTACCGAGTTTGTCGGACGGACAGACAAACATATATTACTACGTAATATATATCTTGTCCGCTAGAAACAGCGGACAAGAATATTACTAGCAGTAATACCCGACTGCACGAGAGGAGCAGATAACAATGACTGAATTTTTTATGGCAATGATACCGCCGACAGCTACGGCGCAGGAACATAAGGTGGCAGTAAGAAACGGCAAGCCAATATTTTATGACCCACCCGATGTCAAGGCGGCAAAAGAAAAGCTCACGGCAAACCTAGCAAGGCACAGACCGCCTGAAAAATACATCTGTGGGATAAGGCTGATAACGAAGTGGCTGTTTCCGAATGACGGCAAGCACAAGGACGGAGAATACAAGACCAGCAAGCCTGACACAGACAACCTGCAAAAGATGTTCAAGGACTGTATGACAAAGCTTGACTTCTGGACAGACGACCAGCTTGTGGCGAGTGAGATATGCGAGAAGTTCTGGGCGGACATACCTGGCATTTATGTGAGGATAGAGGAACTATGACGATACACGAAGTAAAGAAAAGTCTCGGACGCAGGGTGAGCTACAACGGCTCTGATTGCTACGAACTGACAGGGTGCATTATCCGCAAGAGCAGTAAGACAGGTCAGTTCTTCTATCAGGCAGAGATCGCTGACAAGACTTGTGGCAACACGTTGGTGTATTATAGGCTGGAAGAGTTGAGGTGTGAGGAGGGGTAATATGGCAAAGGACAAAACGCCCGAAGAAATGTTAAAACAGTATTCGGCAGAACTCGTGAAGTCGATAGAGCGGTACAAGTCCATTATCGAGCATGGCTGTAGTGACCCGTCATGGCCTGACGGCTGTAATGCCAATTTGTGCAGAAACCACGTTCTGGCATACAAGCGATATATTCTAGATATCTGCGCGGATAACGATTTGGAAATCCCACAGGAATATTACCTGCCAACGCCACCTGAACAGGACAATCGCTTTATGGCTGACAAGACTAGCGAAAGGTACAAAAGGTTGAACAGCTACCCTGATTATAACGGCAGGCTGACAACGAGGAAAGTTGACTATGATGATAGTCAGATGAGTTTATAGGAGGGATAAAAGTGAAAAGCTATGAGGAGCGTACCAAAGACAATGAACAGAAGATAGCGGCTTTCCAAACTAAGCAGAAAATGCCGTATGAGTTCAAGGTCAAATACGCTGAGGTCAGAGTAAGGGAGTTCATTCGTGAATGTGACAAAAGAAATCTGAATACACACATATCGGTAGGCGGACTTGACAGCATAACGCTTTTGAAATTTATACATGATTACTGTGGTTTCAGTTATGTTCCAGGTGTATCGGTATCTAGTCTTGAAGACAAATCTATTCAGCAGATACACGAGCAACTTGGTGTGATAAAGTTAAGCCCATACAAGTCAAAAATAGATATCATACGGGAATATGGTTTTCCTGTACTATCAAAAGAAACAGCCGCAAAAATAGAACTGCTTGCACACCCTACGGACAAGAACAAGACAGTTCGTCACGCTATCATAACGGGTGAAACGGGAGAGTATGGCGGTTTTCGCAAGCACACAAGAATGCAGCTTTCTCAGCGCTGGCTTGAACTGTTTGGCGGTTACGAAAATGAAAACGAAGGCGTTGACTACAAGATACCGCCGTTTAAGGTATCATCACAATGCTGCTTCTGGATGAAAGAAAAGCCGTGTGATGATTGGGCAAAGCAACACAAGAGTGTGCCGTTCTTAGGACTTATGGCAAGTGAGGGTGGCAGACGTGAAAAATCGCTAATGCTTAACGGCTGCAATTACTTTGGCAAAAGCACGATACGTTCAGCGCCATTTGCCATATTTACAAGGCAGGACTTGCTACAACTTGCACTTGACCTGAATGTGCCTGTGCCTACAATCTATGGCGAGATAAAACGTGACTTTGACGGAAAGCTTTGCACAACAAAAGCTCAGCGTACAGGCTGTTCAATGTGCGGTTTCGGCATACATATGGAACAGCGTCCTCACCGATTTGACAGGCTTCGTGAAAGAAATGAAAAAGAGTGGGATTTCTGGATGAACAAGTGTTGTGAAGATGCTGACGGCACAAAGTACGGCTGGGGGAGAGTTCTTGACTATATCGGCGTTGAATGGCGTGACAGAGTATTTGATATGAAAAATAACCAGCTTAGCTTGTTGGATATTGAGGAGGGATAGTCTATGGAAAGAAACGACCCAATGACCATGTCACGCCTGAAAGCCTACCGCAGGAACGCCTCAGCCATTGAGGATATCAAGGCGGAGCTTTCAGGCAAATACGTTGCCGACAGTATCAGCGTATGCACTCCGCCGTCCTACACGCCACACAGCACACGCATAGACGGTTTTCTGCCAAGTGGCGATACACTTTCACTGCTGTGCGAACAGGCACGATTAGAGCGTGAGCAGAGTACTGTTGAGGAGTTTATCGAGGGGATAGGAGATAGACAGATGAGAAAGATATTTGTACTCAGGTTTGTAAAAGGATTGACTTGGATACAGATAGGACACAGGGTCGGAGGTACAGCGGACGGATGTAGAATGGCGGTCAAAAGATTTTTGCAAAATGCTTAAACTTGTTCGCTCTGTTCGTTTTACCTATGTTATAATTTAAACTGAGGATAGTGTAGATGTACCTCAGACTTGTACTTTCATTGAAGTCACCTCCAATTTTCTAAGCCCCGTAAGGGGCTATGCAGGTCGAGAGCGTGCCAGCTTGATATCTGCTCCACCATTTACAAAACTCCTTATAATATTTTCACAAGGGCGGCTGCTTTTTGCGGTCGCTCTTGCGTTGCGTCGTAAAAAGTTCATAAATGTCGAATTCTTGATATACTGCATAAAAAATACAAATGTGTTTTATGCAGTAAATAGAAATTCGGTGCATTTCGTTGATTTTCGCTCTGATTAGTGATATTATTTAAGAAATATTATTATGAGGAGTGATTGTTATGGAAAACAAATTTGATAAAATAATGCATTATGCTAATTTCAATATTACTTTTGGTGCTGAAAATGAGCCAATGCTGTCTTATTTTGAAGATATTATCTTACCGGCGTTTAACAGCGGTTATAAACGTGTGAAGGTGATTGATGGAAAAGAGGATTTTCCCAAATTTAGTTTTAGCGATATTGAGCTTAAGTGTATAGATGGTGTTTATGTCCTGGTTGGTAATTATATAAAAGAAACAGAATATAATATATTATCACAAATAAAAGGTGGCAAACTGACAAGTGTTAATTCTCTAGTACCGGCCGCTCCGTATTCACGCTTTATTATTTTTCTTGATAATCATAAGATGATTTCGGTGCGTAATCAAATTGCAAGCCCAGA